TCGGGGCGCTCCCCGCTGCCGCGCCTCCTCGACCCAGCGGGCATGGGCGGCCAGGGTTACGCAGCGCGGGGTATCGTCACACATCGGGTACGTCCTCCTGGGGCAGCGACAAGAATTTTCACGGCGGCGTTCCCTCTCACAAGAATGATGGAGGTAAACATGAAAGCGTTCTTTCTGTTCGCGTGGTTTGCCGCGTGGGTGTTCCTGCTGCTGGCCGGTTGGCTCTATATGAGCGTCCTGCTTGCTCTCGCCGCGCTCTTCGTCCTCTTCGTAACGATAACGTTGGTCGCCGCCGCATACGGCGAGGTCTAGATCACTCCGCCGTATCCCTGGGGCAGGAGACGCCTACCCCTCGGCAGACCGGCCTCGTCCCGCTCGCCTTCAAGGGCTGGGGCCAGGATGCCCCTATAAACCTGCTGCATCAGGGCATCGCGCCCAATGGGCACGGGCGACACGATGGGGGCAGCCGCCCTCTCTGCCGCAGCAAGCGGAGCATTGCTCCTGATGAGCTTCTCCGCAGCCATGATGGCCTTGCGGGTCAATCCGCTTCCCGCCATCCTGGCGACCGTGCCGGCTGCGGGGAGGGCGACGGCACCAATGCCGCCTCCCAGGAGGCCGCCGCCCAATGCCGAGGCCCCTCCCATGGCCCCCGCACCGCCGCCAAGCGCGCCGCCAACCGCCGCCGACGTTCCCGCCCGTAGCGGGTTTGATATGCCGAACACTTCCCCGAAATTACGCAACGCATTGCGCGTCAGCGTGCCGTCCCGCACGCCCTCCAGCAGCTTCTGCTCGTCCGGCAGGAGGGATGCGACCGTGGCGTTGTCCGCCAGCATCTTCTCGGCTCGCGCTCGCAACTGGCGATCCATGTTAAAGCTGACACCTGCCACGTTCTGCTTGGCGTCCAACTCCCGGAGGATGCCCTTCGTCGCGGGGTTTAATTCGCCCGTGATGCGGTTCGCGCTCGATCCTGCCCGCCAGTTTCCCGTGCCCGCATCGAACGTTTTCCCCACCTCCTCCATGGTCATGGTTGGCGTGACCCCAGGCTGCGCCCTGCCTCCGTAATTCTGGAGGTTGTGCATCATGTCGGAGATCTTGTCCCTGGCGATGCCGGCTGCGACGGCATCCTTACCGCCCCCCGCGATCACGCCTGACAGGCTGTCGTAGTACCCCTTCAGTTCGGCGATCGATGTCGAGCTGTATTTCGGGTTCGTCATGCGATCCAGGTTGCCATACGTCAATGGGGCGGCCCCTGGGCCAGCCTGCCCAGGCTCAAGAAACCTGGGAGCGATGTCCTGCCTGACTGATCGCGATGCGTCGCCTAGGGCGGATGATGGTATCTCGTACCCCGAGGTGCCGACAGCGTTGAGCTGCTCGCCGCCAACCCTTCGCAAGCTGCCCGCTGATGGCGGCTCGATGCCGCCTGGGGCAACGCCGTAGCGCACGCCTGCACGGTAGGATGGGGATGGGGTTGCGGCGAGGCCCGCGAAATCCATCGCCCTCGACGCAAGGTCGGCGTCAGGCCGCGGGCCGCCCCCAGAATAGGGCGTTTGTAGCGTCCCACGCGCGACATCCCCCGGGGCCGTTGTTGCCCGCAAGAGGTTTCCAAAGACGCCCGCAGTTGCATCCCACTCCCATTGCCCAGGATTAGGGCCGGTCTTGCGCATGGGGAAGACGTTGAACTGGTCGGGTGTCTGGGATGGCACGAGCGGCCCCACGCCCCCCTGCATGCGCTGCTCCGCCGATGGCAGGAGGTCATCGAATGATATCGGACGCTGCCGGCTGTACAGCGGCTGCGGCTGCGGTCGCGGCTGCATGGGGTCAGGAGGCCGCGCAGGCTGCGCTTGCCCATACCGCTCAACCAGATCATCGAACATGCCGGCCATCTACTGGCCTCCGAACACGGCAGCTGGATCGAAACCCTTCTCGCGCAGGCGCCTCTCGATCTCGGCGCGCGGGACATTTTTTGCCATGGCGTTGGCCACTTCTTCGCGCAGCACGCCAAGCTCGTTTGGCGGAGCCGATGCGCTGGGTCTGGGCACGCCCCCGCTGCGTATCTGCTCCAAGGCAGCGCGCTCGCCGGCAGAGATGGGTGGGCCGAGCATCGATATGCGCTTCTGCGCTTCGAGCAGATCGGGCCTCCCCTTCTCCGCCGCCACCTGTTGGTGGATCTCGGCAACCTTCACCTCGTATTCATCGAGGCGTTGCCCGATGGCGATCAGCTTGGCGAGCCCCTCAGGGGAGTTCGACATCTGGGCTGCGCCCTCGGCGATCAGTCCCCGCTCGTAGTCGGACGTTGAGCCCTTAGACTTCTCGGCTGCGATGGCCTGTAGCGTGCGCGTCGCACGCAGCATGGCTTCACCATCCGACACGCCCTCGTCGTCAATGACGCCAGCGGCCTTTAATAATTGCTTGGACCTGAGCCTCAATTCCGCGCCAGCCCCAGGCTGGAAACCCTTCATGCTTTCTGCGATCTGGCCATAGAGCTGGATACGCGTCTGCGCCCCCTGAGCACGCTCAATAGCGCCAGTCATGGTATCCCATGACTTCCCAGCACCAGCCTTTGCCGACTCCGTGCGCGCGGTCTGTTCTTCTGGCGAGACGTATGGCGTGTCTACTATATCACCAGCCCTCTTCCCGCCGAAGACGCCATTCTTCCTGTCTTCAGCCTCGCGTGCACGCTGCTGATCAAGCAATCTGGACTTGTCGTAATTTGACATGGGCCTTGTCGTCTCAGCGCCATCCGGGCCGACAACACGAACATCGCTGAACGTGTATTTCTGCTTGTGTTCCTCGATGTCCTTCGTGGCTTGGGTCTTAATTTCCTCAAGCTGACGGGCCGACTTCCCTTCAAGCTCTGGATGGCCGGGGATTGACTCAAGTCCTCCCGATGGCGTCATCCTCCATCCCTTGCCGGCGAGCGTGTTCTTCAAATCGAGGTCTGCGCGCTCGCGGATCTGTTCCAGTTGGAAAGGCTGTTGAGCGCCGGCCTGCGCCGCGGCTGCCTGCCCCAGGTAGGCCGGGTCTTTGTAGTAGGTGTCCAGCAACGACTTGAACGGCGAGCCGCGCTTGGCCATCGTGGCGAAAGCGTCAAGCAGCCCCAGATCCTGCGGGCTAAGGCCAATGCCGGGGATAGGCTGGTCGCTGCCCCCGCCCGCTGCGGCAGGAGCGCCGGGAGCCCCGCCGGGACCGCCACCACCGTATTGCGCCCTGGTAAATCCCGGCACGCTGCGACGCTGCCCCACCACCTCATCAAGACCGGACACGCTGCCGGGGGGCGCGCTTGCCACACTGGCGATCAGCTCGGGATCGACCGGCACGCGCCCGCCTTGCTCGATGGCAATCATCGCGGTGATCAGCTTGGCCTTGGTCAACGGGTCAGAGAGGTCGAGCGGCGTGTTGGGATCGACACCGACAATTCTTGTCGCGCGCTCGATCAGTTTCGCGGTCGGGTTCTCGTGTGCCGGCGCCCAGGTCGAAACGATCTGCCTGATCGTCGTCAGGGGCTTGCCGGTGGTCGCCCCGGAGGCGTAGCGGTCGAGTTGGTGGCTGATCGCCCGCAATCCGGCCTCTGGCGTCGCGAAGCTCTGGAACCCGCCTTGTGAAGGCGTCTTGTTGACGCCGGGTATACGCATGCCGCCCAGGTTGTTGTTGGCTGCCTCCCAGGCCGACCCCTTCAGGCCGGGCCGTTGTGCAAGCAGCCCTCCCGGTCCTGGCCCAGCCGGCGATCCCGGCCCCTGGCTAGCGGGGTCGTTAGGGTCGATCACGGGCCTGTCGTGCCGCCATTTGATAGGGGCGCCGGCGGGGTCGGCTCTGGTCGGGAACGGGGCATTCAGAGCGAGCCACTGGTCGTCAGCGCCCGCGCCAACCGTCCTGACCGCTTCAGGGTTAAGCAAACCTCCAGGGCCACTGGGGATAAACGTATCCGGCGGCCGCAGGGCCGCCTCCTCCGTAGGGAAAGGGGGCTGCGCGCCCCCTCCCAGGAGGCCGGCGAACTGCTGGTTAGGATCAAGGCCGGCGGGGAGGCCGGTATGCTGGGCATCGGGCGGGAGGGCCGGCGGGAGACCCCAGCTAGGCTGCGCCCGCGGCGCGCTGCCGGGGAGGCCAAAGGTGCCTTGGGGCGGCGGCGGACCATTGCCAGCCGGGTTGGGTACCGGCGCACCGGGAGTTGGACCCGGCGGTGGCGCACCGGGAGGCGCGCCAGGAGGCGGCGCGGGCGCGGCCCCCGGCATACCGCCACCAGCGGCGGCCCTTTTGGCCCTGATGTCCCGCATGATCTGCTGATATTGCTGATCAAGCGCCAGTTCCTGTTTGAGCTGGGCGATCTTCTGGGCTGTCAGTCCGCCTTTCAGGGCGCTTTCCGCCGCCGCATCGCCAGTGGCTGCGCTCCCCAGCATGGCGCTGCCCGCCTGCCCCAATATCTGCCCGTAATTCTTCTTGAATTCACTAGGCGCGGCGGCTTGGTTCAGCACGTCCAGCAAGCCCTTGAACTTGGCCTGCGACTCGCGCTGCTGGATCGCGGCGAGCTGCTTCTTGCTGAAGAGGTCGCCGTAAAGATCGGCGGTGGTCGAGCGCCCGCCACTGAAATTGAGCAGGTTTCCCAGCCAGCCCCCGCCGCCACCAAGGAGACCGCCGCTGTCGCGCGGCGACCAGTAATCGTCTTCTGCCATCGACGGCCTCCCTTTACCTTACGCGGCTGGCCTTGTTGGTGCCGAATGCGGGGCCGGGGGCGGTTTCGGGTGGTCGTTCTCCTTGGCCGCCGCTGCCGCCTCGCGTTCTGTCTTCGCCTTGGCTTCCTTTTCTTCCTTTTCCCGCGCTTCCCGCATGGCCTTGGTTTCCGGCAGCATGCCGGGGCGAAGATGCTTGACCTTCGCCAGAGCTGCCTCGGGGACTTCAGCCTCCAGGGCTAGCGCGTAATCGTAGACGGCACCAAAATCGCTCATTGCCTTGCTCCTTCCAGTGTCTTGATACGTCCCGACATCTCCTTCACCGCATTGACGAGCGCAGCGATGATGGGCGTCGTATCGACGCCTAATGTTGGGTTTTCGTCGTCGGGACCGCCGGTATCGTCCGGTAAAGGTATTCCGACAACGCGGACGGCATCCGGCATGACCTCGCGCAGTTCCTGGGCGACAAAGCCGGTTTCGCGGTAATCCTGCCCGATGCGCCGGAACGACACCGGGTTGAGGCGCAGGACAGCATCGAGACCGCAAGTGTCGCTCTCGATGTCTTCCTTGCCGCGCCGGTCGGATGAATTGTAGTAGGCCCCGAACCCGCCAACCGGGCCAAGCGCGTTGAAGCACATATTGTCGCTGCTGCCGGCAGGGCTGCGCCGCATCACCCAGTGAACGGCATTGAGGCTGCGCCACTGCAAGTCGCCGTTGGTGCCGTCAAATTCCCAGCGGTTGGCGTTCGATGCCTGATTGAGGAATTGCAGGTAGCTGACGGTCCCCGACGTAAACAGGCCGCATGTTATGTCGCCGACAGCGTCGCGCGTGGCGAGGCTGGTGGTGCCGACAACGCTTGCGCCAGTGATGTTGGTGGCGTTGATGGTGTTGGCGGTTACTGCGTTGCCGGTGACGGTGCCGCCAGCGGTGACATTGCCGTCGGCAGTGATGTTGGTGTCGCTGTCGATCACGCCATTGGCGTGGATGCCACCGGACGAATTTACAAAAGCGGCATTGACCGAACCGGCGGCGGTGACATTGCCATCGGCCTCGATATGGCCGGTGCAATGGACGTAGGCGGTCCCCACCGATGCCGAATCGCAGCCTCCGGTGGATTGGATGTAACCGCCCCTGACCGTCCCGCCAGCCGTGATGGCATCGCCAGCCGTGATGTCGCCCCCAGCCACAATGTGAAAATCAGCGCCGATGCTGCCCCCGGCGTGCATGCCGAGGGTCGAGAAAACCTGATTGCCGGTGATCGCCCCGCCGGCAGTGATGTCGCCGTCAGCCGTGACGTGAAAATCGGTGGCGATGCTGCCTCCGGCGTGCATGCCGGTGGTCGCGAAAATCTGATTGCCGGTGACCGCCCCGGTGGCCGTCAGATTGCCGGTGACGGTAACCTGTCCGCCCCAGTTAACGGTGATGATGGCGGCTGCGCCAACGCGCCCGAACAGCGCGGTCCCGGCATTGGCGTGCCATGTCCAGTTGGGAGACACCATGTCGCGGTCGCCGAACCGGAACCCGGCCCCGTATCCGATAGACCACACGGCCCCCGCCGTGCTGCCGCCCGCCACGTTACGGACAATCAAATTGCCGATACCGTCACCGTCGAGCCACGTCCCCTGAATGTGTATTCCGAGAGGCCCGGTAAACCCGGCATTGCCGGTGACGGTGCCGCCCGACAGCGGCAGGAAATTGGCCAGCTGGGTATTGACGCTGTCGTGCCAGCGCCGGACCGCCCCCATCATCGCCCGCATGATATTATTCGTGGCGGACGGCGCATGGTGCTCGGGAGCGCCGACCGGGGGCGGCGAATTGTTGCTCTCGTCCACCGGGGACCAGTCAATTACCTCTGCCATCAGCGTTCTACCCACCTGAGGGCCACGCGACGGGCGAGCGCCGTCGCCATGCCGAGAAAAACCAATTGTCCGCCATCGGGGACATAGGGCCGCATCAGGTCGAGGGCGGGGAGGAACATTGTCGGGCTGACGCAGCATTCGTGGACGACGTGCCCATCGCGGTCGCGCGCCTGGATCATGTGCGAGAGCGTGCCGATGCGACCATTGCACCGCTCTTTCACGACCGGCTTGGGCTCCGGGTAATCAAGGATCTCCGCCATCTTGGTGTCGAAGGCGTCGAGGTCGTAGTCCGGCTCCTTGAAATAGGCTGCCAAATCAGCGCGCAACGTCACCAGGGCACCTTCGTCGCGCTCGACGACATAGACGCCCGCCTGCTTCAGGGCCTTGCGGTCGAGCGGCACGGCATCTGCCGGCACCAGGAACGTCGCCCGCTTAGGGTGCGCAGGATCGACCGTCGCGACGAGCTGGGCGCGTATGTCGCCCGCCGGCTCGGGGAGGGGCGGCATCATATGGCGAGACCCGCGAGCGGTGCCCAGCCAAGGCTGCCGGCAATACCGGCAAGCCCGCCGATACCGGACAGGGCGGAGGAGAACGGGTCGGTATAAGCCGATTTAGTGACGGTTTCCGAACCGCCGACAGGCTTGCCGATCGAGGCCAGATAGGCGTTGAGGTTGGCGTATGGCTGCTGCTGATTGCGCTGCCAGTCGCTCATCGCCCCGGTGATATCGGCCTGCTGCTGCGCCGTGTGGCCCTGGCCGGCCTGCACGGCGGCATTGGAGCCGCTGTATTGGGCGGCGGCGAGCTGCGGGTACATCTCCGCCGCCCTCAATTGGTTGGTATTCGCGGTGTTGAAGGCATTGGACAGCGAGTTGAGACCGTACTGCTGCTGGGCGGCGTAGTTGTTTGCCGCCGTCCCGGCCGTGTCGAGACCCTTGAAACTCAAACCGCCAGCCGCATTCGCCGCGTTTGCCCCCGTGCTATAGCCGGCATTGGCCGTGCTGCCCGCCTGCGCCAAAAGGTTCCCGGCATTCTGATACCCCTGGTTGGCGAGGTTGCCGGCATTGACAGCCGTGCGCCCCGCCTCCCCCAGGCCCGTGATCGCACCCGTCAGGCCGGCTTGGTACTGGCTGCCGTAGGTCTGTGCCGCCGCGTCCTGGCGCGCCCGCTCGGCGTTGTAGATGTCGGAACTCATCTTGCTGGTGATGTCGCCGGCCTGCTCCAGATAGTTCTGCTGGCTAGCCCCGACCTGACCGGCATGCGCGCCGGAGCCATAACGGCCCGATGCCGACGCCGCCGCGGCATTGCCGGGATCGACCACCGTCTGGTAGTTGCGGTTGAGAGGGTCGAGGGCGGCATCGATGGTCGGCTGCAAGTAAGGGTTGGCACCCGCCTGACCCGGCAAATAGTAGCCCGACGCGGTCTGCCCCAATTGGGAGAGACCCAAATTGCGGTTGGCACCAAGCTGGCCGGCATAGGCGGCTTGCTGCGGCGCATACTGGCCCGCCTGCCCGGAGAAAAACTGGCCCGACGCCGCGGCAGGGTTGGCGTAGCTGGCCGTCTGCCCCGCGTACTGCCCCCCGGTGTTGGCGGCGGCCTGCCCATAGGTACCCACCTGTCTGGCGTATTCGTTGCCGGTAGGCACCGCGGCCTTGCCGACAGCCTGATGCACGCCCTGCGGATAAGACGTGCCGCCCGCATAACCCTGGTATCCACCATAGGCGGGATTGCCCTGGTAATTGCCGCTCGCCGCATTCCCCCAGGCTTGGTTGGCAACCGGGCGAAGGTTCTGATCGACCGATTGCCCGGTCGCGTAGATATCGCTGTAGCCCTGTGTCGTATACGGATTGATGGGGGCGTAGCTCTGGCCTGGGTAGGCCTGCTGCGGCTGGTTCTGGTAGAGGCTCTTGGCTTGCTCGTAGCCATAGTCGAGGTATGGCTGCTGCGATGCCTGGGCTGGGTTTACCGTCGTTGTCGGTGCACCCTGTTGCAGGGAGCCCTTACCGCTGGACATCGCCTAATCCTCTCACGACAACCACGTCGCCGGTCAATTCGCCACCCCAAACGCGCCCCCACGATCGGCGGCCCAAGCATGCGATGTGCGCGCAGCCGGTCTTCTTTGCGTGCTCGTCGAATACGCGGACCGCCTCGGGAAGCCAGAGCGCCATATTGCTGCCGCCCACGAACATCATTTCGAGGATGCGCTTCCTCGGGTAATTCACGATCTCGGTGACGATCGCGGCGTCGATGCCGGCCTCGGACTCGCACAGCCAGATACCGTAGCGGCCCGACATCGCGCCCTTCAAGAGGTCGATCGGCTCATAGCAGCCGGTGCGCTTCGTCGCCCGCAGCAGCATCGGCTCGACGTGCGTCCACTTGTGGACAAGCTCATCGAGGGGCGGCAGGCGCACCGCTACGGACGCCGCCAGGGCGCCTCTTTGGGATTGGCCCCACACGCACAGGGTCAAGGCTCAAGTGCCGTCACGCGCGCCTCCAGGTCTTCCAGCTTGGCCACGATGAGGTTCACCGCCGCCGCGATCTCGCGCAGCCACGCATCCCACCCGCCCGGGGGCTGATACGGCATGACGGACGCCGCCACCGGCTGGGTCGGACTGTGCGCGGCCATCAGCGCAGCTTGCTCTCGGGCATGACATCCGCGTCGATGCCCCACATGTGGCGCAGCTCCTCCCCCGCCGGCAGCGTCATGCGAAAGCGTATGAAGCGCCCCGTGCAACGCTGCGGGCACCGCCCGATGGCGTCTATCGGCACCTCGGGCTCCCACCTGACCGGGTCGGTCGAACGCTCGCGGTGCCCCACGCTGACCGCCGCCGCGCCGCCATCGTTGAGCGGGCGGACCATATCGACCCACGAGCGCCTGCCCGGGTTTGGCTGGGTTTCCGCCGTCTCCAACAGGACGGCCATCGGTGGGCCGTTGCCGACGCCCAGGCGATGATCGATGTCGAACATCGCCAACAGGCCGACACCGGAACCGGACCAGAAGGGAGCGTCGAGGGAGGGCGTCACGTCCTCGATGGAGGGAAACAGCGTGTCGATCTGGTCGATCGTGTAGGCCGTACCGAACGCGCCGCGCAGCATGTGCTCTATGTGCTGGGCGTCCGGCAGGCTGATGGTGGCCGCCCGCGACAATTCCCAATTGTAAACCAGCACGCGGTTGTAAAGCCCGGTGCCGGTGGGCGACGAATAGGCCCACATGATGACAGGCGAGCGTGGGTCGGCAACGCCCTGCACATTGTGGATCTGCCCCGGATCGAGGTCGGCAAAAAACGCCCGGTCGAACTTCTGCGCCCCGATGGCGTAACTTGTCGAACCATCGAAGGCCTTGAAGCCCTCTTCCGACAGGTAATAGATAACCGGGCGAAGCGCGCCGGAATTGTCCCTTGCGAGGCTTTGTACAATCGATAGGGGGCTGGATGTTCCCGAACATCCGAGGATGGGGCGGAAACTGAACAGCAGTGGCGGGCCCACAAAAGACGCGCCATAGATGCCCCTCTCGCAAAATATTACCGCATCGGCCCCCGGTGCGAAGCCCGATTCAATCCCAGTGACATTGCCAAGGTCGGTTTGTTGAAGGTCCTGGTAGTCCGACATCGTCTGAAGCGCCGTTATACTTCCCGGCGTCGGCCACTGGTCGGGCTGGTTGATCGATGACCACCACACACGAAACGGGCGCGGCCCATCTACATCGTCAGTGGTATTTCCCACCATCACGAAGTCCCTGACAGTGGCTATGTACCTTGCCAACGGCGCGGCTGGTATTGGCGGGATCGCGCCGGCATCGCCGGGTTGGAGATCGCTGAAATTGCTTCCTCCAATTCGCATGCTTTGTATCGGGTCGAACCCATTGGTGGCCAGGATGCGGTCGCCGAAACTGGTCATGTCCCAGAAGTGCCTGTCGGGCACCCCATAGGGACCGCCTGCGACGCGGCTGACATCGACAAAGTCGCGCCCTACCCCCGGCGGCAGGCGATAGAGCTTGGTGCTGTCGCCGGCAATTATGTGGATGTCGCCGTTCGCCGCCTTGATCGTGTAAGCGCCCACGCACCTTCCGCCAAGGGTATTGGTCGACCAGGGGACAGCGGTCGGCATGCCGCCATACGAATTGGCCGTCAGAGGAATGACGTTGCGTATCATCGGACTGCCGTCGATGTCGGCCAGGTCGGGCAGCCACTCCGGCCATCGCAGGATCGCCATCAGGGTATCCCGTAATAAGCTCTGGCACTGGCGTTGAGCGCCCCAATCTGGCCGGCGCTAAGCACTGCGTTATCGATAAAGCCGCCCTCGACGGTGGACTGTGTCGCCCCCGCACCGCCGCGAGCCATAAGGGGGGCAGCCACCGTCACACCGGGCGTCACCGTACCCACGGTCGTAACGCCATCGATCGACAGCGAGGACAGGTTAGCGCCTGCCGCAGCAACGCCTGCTGCGACATGCCACGCACCATCGGTCGCCGCTCGCGTTATCGACCCGCCGTTACTTAAAAGCTGCCAGTTAGCCGCCCCGCCCACAGGCGTAATCCGGCTAAGGCTGCCCACCGAAATGGGGACCGTTGCCACCGTGCCTGTCGTCCGCCCCCCGACATAGTGCAGGCTCTGCGTCCCGGTCGCGGGCGTAAAGTTATTGGCGGATATACATTGGACCGCTGCGGCTGACGATTGAACGCAGGGCTTTGTCCCAAGGCAGTTAAAAACAAACGACAGTTGCGCCGCAGCGGTTGTCTGCACGCAGTTACAACTCGCGCCACCACAGGCGTTGTTGCCGGTCTGATCGTAAAAGATCGAAACAAAGCAACTGGTCGAGGTGCAGTGATCGAGCGGCCCACTGCCTGGACCAACGTCCAACAAGCCGCTCGGCAAAACCTTGATATCGTACTCGAAATTGTCGCTGCTGCGGCGCACCCGCACCGCGTTCGTGCTGCCTGTGAGTTGCGCCGAACTATACGCCCGCAGACCCCACCAGGCAGTGAACGCCACCGTATCGCCGGGGAGTGCCGGGGCTGCCGGCCCGGATCGCACGTTTAAACCATGCCCCATAACGCCGGGGCCGGCCTTCATCAACGCCACAGCGCCATCACAAGGAAGGGACACCGCAACGAGGAGGGAAACGGCAAGGAAGAACCACCGCATCCGTCAGATCCCATTACCGGGCGTGATGTAGACCGTGGCGGCTGTCGTGCCGATGCCGGCAACATAGGTCTGGCCGCAGCCGATGATCTCAATCGTCCCTGGCGCGACCGGCATCGATGCGGCGAGGGTGGCGACTACCGCGGCGTCTCCACACGCGAGGAAAACAGCCGCCGTACCGGAATTGTAGACGCGCATGTGCTGACTGCCTGGGGGCGATGTCTGCACCTGAACCCGCGCCGTCGTGCCGGTGACCGCCAGGGAAACCGTAGGCCCCCCGGCGGAAAACGCCTTCTCCTGCGCCTGGGCAGGGAACCCCAGCAAAGCAACCGCCGCCACAATGGCGGCAAGCCACGTTTTCATGGCCGTTTCTCCTGCTGCGCCAGCGTGAAGTTCACCCGCATGTCGGCGAGCTGCGCCATCGCGTCGAGATACAACTGGCGGAAGCACTCCGCCGCGCGTTGCGCTTTCGTGCACTCCGCCTGCCAGTCGGTTTGCGGCGGCTCGTGTTCAGTTCCATCAGGCATTTACCACCCCACAATTAGATCGAAACCCTGACCGCGCCGGCTGTGTGATACAGCGCGCCGGGAACGCCAGGGTCAGCGCCAGGAATGCCGGTAACAGTGATATTCCCCGCCGAGGACACTAGGCGAAGGTTGCCGGCAAGCGCCGCCACCGTAAGACCGGCACTCAGCCCCGCATCGGAGTAAACCGCGCCGCCATCGGCGTATGCTGCCGGGGCAACCGATGCGAAGCCGGTACTGTAGACGGTCATCCGCACCGCAGTTAGTAGCGAAGCCGACGATTGACGAACTTCGATGTTAGCCGTGGCAGCATTACCCGTGTCGTCGTTTGAATAAATTAAGCGACTAGCTGCATTTGTTGTCCAGCCAAGGTAGCTGCTGCTGGTGCGAGAAAAGCTGAGCCACGGGTCTTCGCTACCGTAGTATCCGCTGAAAGCACCGTTGTTTTGTATTTCAAACTTCCCGGTACTCAACGCCTTAATAGAAGCAGCATCGCCAGTAAGATCGACCGCTGAATTAGTCGCGCCGAGGAAAAAGCGGACTGTGTTGTCAGCACTGTTACCGGGCAGCACGGCGAAGGCTCCACCGGGAGCCGTATCGTCTTCCAATGTTCCGAGTCTCGGCGCACGCCAGCGGAACATCGAGTTGCCGTAAATAGTCCCGCCATTGTTACGGTAAGCGCGGGCCTCCATCACCATCGGGCGACCGGAGGACCGGATACGCACGCCGACACCACTCGGCGCGCCCAGTTCGTTAGCCAGAAAGCCTTCGCGGAATACGATGAGCGAGGCGTCGGTGTTCAGCGTACCGGTTGGATTGATACTGGCTGTTCCACTGCCCGTGCCTAAGCCAACATTAGATGCGATAAAGGTAATGCCGACTGTATTGGAAGCTGCGCCAACTAATGTCCAATCGGTCGTACCTACCGTGACGATGTTGTAGCGCAGGTCGTTGACTAGAGCGGTCGCAAGTACGGTCACCAATGCAATCGGAAGCTGTATCTGGTCAGCCCGAGGCTTTGCTTCGACAACGGCTTCCACGTTGTCGTACCCGACAACGGTAGTGCCTGTGAGGTAGACACGATCGACGCCGGCAATAAGTGGACAGGTGTGCCTCAGCGTGAGCAGGATACTGGCACCGGAATTTGCGGTGGCGATCGAGATCACCTCGAAATTGCGATTGTCGTCCAACACCCACTCACTGCCGCGTAAAAAATGTTTGACGCTGTTCGACCTGATGTGGATGCCGGTGTTGGTCGGGCCAATCTCGTTGAGATACTGGGCTTGGCCGTCCTTCATGCCGCCCGACGTATACGGGACACGCGCGCCTACCCAGTAGCCGCCCTCGGTCGCCTGGTAATCGGCGTTGAAGTCGGGGAACATCGAAATCTGCGTCCAGCCCATTGTCGAGCCGGGGCCGGTGGGCTGCACAACTCCCAAATCCGACGTAGTGGAGTTATCGATAGTCCCAACGTGAAACCATGCATTCGGCGTGTGCGGCGAGGTGAACAGCGCGCCGGTAACATCCTCGGTCGCGGGATTGTTGATCGTGATCTGGGTCGGGCTGTCTACACTCTCTATGAAAGAGCCGGTCGGGAACGACGCGGTCGAAGTCAGGACCAAAACACCATTGCGAATTTCGTTTGTGTTGATGCCGTAGATGCCGGTGACGATCTTGCTGCCATTTGCTACGTTGCCGCGAAACGGTCGAAATCCGTCGAATGTAATACGCCCGTTCAGCCGCGTGCCGAACAGGTTGAACTGCGTACCGCCCTGCCACAGTGTTTGATTGATGTTATTACCGACAAAGAAATGCTCGCGCACCATCGCATTACTTTTGTCGCCAGTGTGAATTTCCCCGTCGTAATTGTTACACAACAGCTTGCCGACGCCGGTAACGTCACCGGCATATGGCACGTTGAGGACAACGGTATTCCAGTTCTCGATCGCCGTGACCCAACGCGTCGTTGCTTCGGCGTCGTCGTTGTAAATGGTGTTGCCCGTGTCCCTGAACCGGATACGGTTGGTGCCAAGCGCCAGCTTGAAGTTCTGGGTAGTGGTCACCACCCGGATACCCGCACTGGGGACAGCCGGGTTAACCGCGCGAATGCTGGCAATCGAAAACTCAACGCGGTCGGTACGACCGGAATTGAAGGTGTTGTTGACGTAGAAGCTTTCGATGGGGACGCGCGTAACGTTGAGCACTGCTCCGACAGTAGTAAGGAGAGCTGCACGATCAACCGTGATAGTGCCGGCTGCCTGGTCGATAGCGGTAATGCGAGTAGCACTAGGAAGATTGTTGGTACTTACGATGAGATCGTCTACTGTATAAAATGCAAAACTGCTGATGTTGGTAATTACAAACTGACCGATCGTGGTATTGCCGGTGAATATGTTGCTCCCGCCAGTCCACCTGATGGAGGGGCCGCCATCGCAATAAATGTTGTTGCCAAGGAAATGACTGCCGCCGTTGTCCCGGAAATCAATGCCGCACTCCCGCAAAAAGGCAGAGCGCATGAACATGAGGCGCAGATCGGCATTGTAGGCCGTCACGCCGATGCGGCTATCGCGCAGCGATCCAAACGCTACAGTATTATTTGGCGCAATGATGCCCGGCGCAGACCCGCGTGCGCTGGTGATGGCAACATCTTGATTTTGTATGTCGAGATTGAGCGCGAGAAGGTTGGACGAACGAATATCCAACCCCTTGCCGGTGCCGTTGCCGACAATCGCCAAGTCCCTGAAACGCACATTGACGTGCATCGACTCGAGCGTGACGTTCTTGAGCAGAGAAATCTGCCCGTCGCCAAACAACGAATAGCCAAATGCGCCGGAGCCAATCGTAATCGGCGTTCCGGCGTCCCATGTCCCGCCGGGGATGTAGCCGCCGCGCGCGGTAATAGCCGGCATCGAGCTGTTGTTGTGGGTGTACCCGGACGCCAGTTCAGCAGCCCACCCCTCGATACCAGCCGCATCGGCAATATTGTTGCCCGGCGAGTAGTCCTTGATGTTGATGGCATCGGCGGCGCGCGCGGACGGCGAGCGGGCGAGGAACCCGCCATCGGCAATTATCGGCGCGTTCGCCCCGGTGGCCGCTGGCGTCGCCGCCACCCAATTAGGGGCGGCGTAGGTCAACACCATGCCGGGAGTAACGCCGGTCGTATCGACATCCAAAAGATCGTCAAGATAAGCCACGCCGGTTCCCCCGTTGCCGTTTCCTCCACCAGAGGAACTGGTGCCCCTGCCGAAACCGCCCGTCGTGATGGCGTCAACCCGTAGCTGTAGCGGCCCCGCCCACCTTGCTTTGATGTCGGCTTTTTCGAGAGCGGCGAACGCCAGATCGCGTCGTTGCAGCCACATGGTCACCCGCTCGTCGTGGCCGACATACATCTCGGCCTCGACCAGGGCTCCGAAATAGTAGAGGTCCGGGTTGCTGCGCAGGAGCCAGTTCGACTGATTGGCCTCGGTCAGCGGCGGCAGATCGGAGAGGTAGTCGATCGCCACCGTGTAGACGGCGTCGGGCACCGGGACGAGGCGCATCACAGCGCCGACCTTGTCGCTGCTGCCGCTCAACGTATAGAAGCGCGGCCGGCCGCTGACATTGAGGCCGACGCTGCTGCTTTGCGGCGAGAGGTATTGCAGCGGCTCGACGTCGGTGAGCCCGGTAGACATGATGTCGGCGGCGCGAACCTCGCCGCAATCAGCGGGCATCACGATGGTCGCCTGACCCGCCACCGTATTTATAAGGGTCACGGTTTCGCTGCCGCCGGTCTTCAACCGGCGCTTCGCCTCGATCTCGAACAGCCGGATCATGTCGGGGAGGGCGGGGGCGACCAACGGGTCGCCGGGCCGCGCCAGACCCTGAAGGACAGCCGTCTGAAGATTGGTGTAGGTATCGAGCGCCATGAGCTAAAGCCTGAAAGTGGATGGGCGCAAATACCGCCAATCGGGATCGTTTAAACGCCTCTTCACATCCGGCCAGTGGTCGGCCCGCCAGCAGTCGATGCCCTCGGCCTTCCACTGCAGCGCGACAGCCTCGGGGATCGAGGCGGCATGCCAGGCGAACTTGCCTTTGCCGTCGCCGTCGAGGTGAGCCGCCTTGTTGGCGTCGATCGTCGGTTGTACATCGGCCCAGCGGCGCACGGTGATGTCGCCCGTCGCCTCGTCGCACTCGAACGTCTCGTAAGTCCCGTCCGGGTGCCGCTCGAGCAGGTATTCGGTCATTGGTTACTACCCGGAGAAAAAGGCGGCCCCGAAGGACCGCCTGTGTGTGAGCGCCGGAGGTTTACGGCGTCGTAAGATCGGCGATCAAACCCGAGCTTTTCTCGTTCTTCGCCGTCAAGGTGTACTCGCCGATCAAGAGCCTCTTTTCGGCGTCCCCGGTTTTGGCGAGTTCAATCTGCTTGATGGGGCGCAGCCAATCCACCGACCAATAGCTCCAGTTAAGCAGAAGGGCATCCCTGGTTCGCATGAACCTGTTTGGGATAACCCTGACGGTTGAAAAGTCGCCAACGTACACGTCCACCGTGGCTACGAGCTTTTGCTCCATCACATCGACCGTCTTCTGAGCACCGCCGGTGAAGCCAGAGACAACCGCCTTGTTGCTGGCACCCACCATCAGCACGTCGAGGTCTTCACTCGAGTTGGTATAAACCGACGCCATCACGGTCTTCAACATGGCCTCGGTAAATGCCCGCTGCGTGCCGTCCACCCTGGCATCGCTGCCGTCCCCCGTCGGGTTGGTCCCGACATGGCTGACGTTAGTTTTGATCCACGACAGCACCGAAGCAAGTTTAGGCGCGGTAGCAGCAGCTCCGGTAACCTTCGCTTGGTTGGATAGCAAGATCGCCTCGATGTCGATCTTGAGTTCCTTGGCTCGCTTGGTCATCTGGTAGGCCAGCTCTGTGCGCCGGCCGGCTTTGTTCACGGCATCAAGTGTTCCTGAGACTATGCATTCTTTTCTAGATATTTGTGTTCTATTCCCCAGCCTCGATGTAACACTAGCTGGAGTAAATGTGGATATATCGTCGCCCTGAAATTGGGCGTTTGCAGTATCTGCCGCTGCCAACGAATCCACTTGCCATTCGTGGTAAACAGCATCAGCAGTACCTCGCCCCACATTGGAGGTAAAGGGCGTGTCCGAAGGCGACAAATTGTAGATAAAATCACTCAAGTCTTCGCGAAGGCCCTGTATGCCTGGAGAGCCCGCGAACGTCGTCGCAGTGCCGGTAATGATCGCCATGAGGAAAAAACTCCATCGAGAGGGAAGGCCGGCGTCGTCACGACGCTGGTGGGATGGTTTGGCTAGAGCACTTCCAGCAGGTAGCTGATCGCGTCCTGCTGGCTACCGGAGCGTTTCAGGGCCGCCATTTTCTGCTCGCGCCGTTGACTGGCCCGGCTGTCGGACCGCTGCCTCGCGGCCGGCGGTTGATGGCTGGGGGCCTGGGCCGGCGTTCTTTTGGTTTGGGCTTCCTGGCGTGCGACACGAGGGCGTTCCGCCTTCATCGCTTCTTCGACCACCAGGATTACCCTGGCGTCGACCACCTGGCTGATCTCGGCTTCGGAGAAGCCTTTGCCGGTGAGCCACTGCCTCATCTCGGCGGCTTTGCGGGGGCCTTTTTGCGGGTCCGCAAAATCCGGTGAGGCTTCGACCAGCATTTGCCAGTTCTGCGCCTTGGTGGCCTGGAACTGCTGCACCTGATCGTGGCTCATCTGTTCGTGGACGCGCTGCAATTCCTGCTGAATGCCGCCGATCCGGCCGCGCAATGCGTCCCTTTCGGCAGAAAGCCTCACATACTCGGCAGGCTGCTCCTGGGCCAAACGCTGCCAGTCGACATTTTGGAAGCGCTGAGCTTCGGGCGCGGCGACGAACAAAAGCTGCTGAAGGTTCTGGGCGTACCCCTGACGCTCGCTTTGCAGTTCGACAATGGTCGCCTCGACCGCTTTACGGGTGTGGGCGACTTCTTCGGTCTTCTGGTGAAAAGCCTTGTCCCTCTCGCTCTCCCGCCGGGCTATGACAGCCTGGGCCTCGGGTGGGAGCTGCTGGAATACGGCCTGGTCTTCTCGGCTCCATCCTTTAGGCGGCTCAATTCCCTGCGGCTCGTCGGCGTCCTCGGCGCCGTCTTCGCCAGTATCGGGTGGACTGTCCTCCTCCTCATCGCCGGTGACCGGATCTTCCGGGCCGGCAACCGGGTCGTCCCCGGTATCCTCTGTGGCCGCCTCTGGCTGCGCTGCAGGAGGCGGTTCCGGCGTAGGGGGCCGGCGGCGCGGGCGCTCGTCCAGCAAGCCCTCGATGCCGTCCATCACCTCCTGCTCGCTCATCTCCCGCGGGGGAGCCGGGCGTTCGACGCCATTAACTGGTGTGTCGCTCATCTTCCATCTCTGGGAGGGCCGGCGCCGTCACGGCGCTGGCTTGTTCGCTATGTTCGCTTTGTAGGGTTAGAGGCCCAGCCGCCGCCTACCGGCGGCCCGCTTCACATTGGCCGGGTCTTTATGCTTGATCACCTCGGACAACACGGCCCTGGCCTCCGCCAGCGTTTCGTCCGACACCCGGCCGACATGCTCGACATCCGACACCACCGACCGGACGATCGAGACCAGCCAGTCCTTATTGGTTTGCCCGTTGGCGTTCACGTTCCCGCTCCAGCATCCGGCTGTCGCCCAGCATGCGCCGCAATTCGGCCCGGAACTCGCGGATCGCCCAGGTCATCCGGAAACAAGCCTCGCGACCCGCCTCGTCGAGCGCCTCGCTGCCGCGCCAGGTTTCCAGTAACCGCGCCTCGATCCGGTCGAGCGCCTCGACCAGCACCGGGTCGTCGAGCAGGCGCCTGGCGTCGGCGCCAAGCTTGGGCTGCTCGGGCAAGGGCAGGCTGGAGCGCCATGCTGCCGGCCGGATACGGCACCACCCCAGCCACTCCATCCAATTCTGCCGCGAACTATCGGCCATGTGATTCCGCACCGAGCAGCATCCCGCGCGCCAGGGCGCCGATTGCCTCGATCGCCGAACAATCGCCCCAGCCGCGCACCTCGACCCGCGCACCCGGGTGAACCAGAACCGCGACGATGAACTGCAGGTCCGGGTGGTGGCCGTCCTCGATATCGCCGGCCAATTCGCGCAGCTGGCGCGGGATGTCGCGCTCGGCCGCCGCGTCGAGGGTGACGACGTTCATCGCCGCAGGTATTCCATCATCCGATCAAGGCTGGATCGCTGCCGGTCGGTGTAAGCGCGAGCATTGAAGTCATCCGGCCACTGCTGGAACGGATAGCCCCGGAAATACGCCGGCAAGCCACTGCGCTCTTCCCATTGCGCGTAAGGCCGCGTCTCGCCCTCCCCGACCGCATGCCGATATTGCTCGGCGAGGCGCTGCCGCTGACTGTCGTCGAGCGAGCCGGTGAAATTACGGTAATAGTCACCAACCACAGGATCGGCCTGCGTCAGATAATGCGATGTCGCATCGCCCAGGATATCGAGCGGCCGGTCCTGTTGCCGATACTCGACCCCAAATCGATCCATCGGGATCTGCGCCGGCCGCGGCCAACCGGGGCCGCCCGGCTCGTTTGCCGGCCAACTCTCCATCATCGGCCGCTCACTTTGAGCGCCGGTAACGCCGTAGCGCCCCAGGATCGGGTATTGCCGCAAGGTCTCGTCAAACGCCGAGCGCACCGGATCACCACCCAAAAGCTGCATCAGATCGTCAAGCGCCGGCATCGGCTGCCACGTTGGGCTTGGGCGGCTCACTGGAGTAGGCGCCCGCCGCATATTTCAGCTCGATCTCGCGACGCTTGACCTCGCCTTCGATCTTGGCGCGCTCCATAGCTACAGTCAGGTCGTTGGCGGCTTTCTCACGTTCCAGCGTCAGCTCGTTCTGGGCCTTGAACATCGCCATCTGCTTTTCGTGTTCGAGCCGTTGTTGCTGGATGCCAATCTCGGCCATCGCCTTTTTGCCCAAGAGATCGCCGGCCACCCCGGCCTTGGCCTGGATCGCCTCCACGTCGGCCTGCGCCTTCATTTGCTGGCTCTGCATCGCCGCCTGCGCCTTCATCACAGCCGGGTCGGGCGGCGGCGGCGGCTGTGGCGGTTGCGGCGGCGGCGGCTGCGACGGGTCGGCAAAAAACTGGGTCTTGAACCCCGCCGCCTCGGTCAGCGCCTTGGCCACGGCATACACATGCTCGGGGTACACCAAAGGGCCTTTAGGCCCGCCCTGCTGCAGCACGATCTGCCCCTGCACCTGCAGCAGCTGCATCAGGTGAGCCAGCAACTGGTCGCGATTGCCGGTGCCGAGCCCGACCGACACCGTCACCGGCATCGCATCACGCCACTGCCGCGGGTCGACCTGCATCCACTGGCCGGTGATGCGGATGATGCGTTCCTGCTGCTGGTGCTTTCGCACCAAACCCATGATGCCGCGGCAGACCGCCTCGACGCCGTGGGCAAACAGCCGGGCAAACAATTCGACCCTTTGCGCCGCCGCCTGCTGCAAGAGGCTGACGCCCGTCGCCGTCTTGTTCAAATCGTCCGGGTTGATGCCCTGATTGTGCCTGGCGACGCCGGTTCGCACTTCCTGGGTCTGATCGAGGTATTCGATCAAAGGGAATGATTTGTCTGCGGTGTAGGGGATGGTCAGTGGTACAAGGCCACCCACGCGCTTAGTACGAACAATCCCACCAGGGCGCAGAGTAAGAAGATCGTCATAGGTATTTTCATTGGCGACGTCGTCCGCTATCTCGGTACGCGGCCAGTTGCTCAAATAGGCATTATCCAACATCTGCCGCAGCAAGGTGCTCTTTATCAATTGCAGATCCATCACCAGATCGGCGAGGCTGAGCCCGATAAGCTTGTGCGGCTGCGGTATTGGACATATCGAGACAAACGGTATTTCATCGACCGGCTCGATATCGGGTTCGCCATCCTTGGTCAGAATGATGAGCCCATTGCCGGCGGTTACCACCTTGTAGAGATCGGTCGTGTCGGCATCGGTCTTGGCCAGTTGTACATAGGACTCTTCGACCCAGATCTCCTTGGCGGCATCGCGCCTATCAAGCGGCGGCCAGTCCTCATCCAACCGATGGCGCAGGGCGCGCTCCTCCGAGTTCCACTCCTCTGTATCCGACATCGGCACTTCGTCGAGGCTGTCGGCGTCATAGCCTTGCTGGATCAGGTCCGAGTAGCTCCATTTGCGGCGGTGGGCGAGGAACGGCAGGCTGTCGCGGGTGGCCCGGCGGGAAACCAGGATCTCCTCGGGTGGAATCCCCTCCAAGCGCACCCGGCCATTGGACCGGGTAACCCGCAACGTACAATCATGCAGCAGCACCGGCTGCGGCTGCGGGAACGGCCGGTCGAGGTTGAATTCATCGGCAGGCTGCTCCCACCTCTCCAGCCTCACCACCTCGACATCGTCATCCTGGCCCAGGATGGCGTCGTATTGCTCCTTCGTCAGGCCGCTATAGGTCTCGGTCTCCGTAGTCTTCTGGGTATCCCAGCGCCACCGCATCCAACCGGTCTTTTCCAGGAGCGCGGTCTTGAAAAAATCGTGCAGCAGCAGGAAACCGGGATTGTCGCGGTGGAAAATGTGGTTGACGTAATCGGTCGCCTGTTTAGCTTGCTGCTCCTGCCCGGGAAGAGACGGCTCAACCACGCAAATCTGGTCACTGGCGGTGAAGATCCGTAAGAGGGCCGGCAGCACCCACTCGACTGCCTCCAATACATTGAGCATCACCACCTGGGAGCGGCCCTCGACCTCGGTGCCGAGCGGCTCGCCGTTGTAGTAGCTCTGGGCCTTCAATCGGTCGGCCGAAAGCTGGCCGCCGTTCTGCCCCAGAGCGGCGGAGAGCTCCTGCTGCACAACCTGTTTGACGGCGTCCTCGTCCAAATCTTTCAGATCGAGGCCCTGGCTGATCTGTTGGGGGCCGGCCCGCCCGCGCACAAATTCGGAGATATCGACAGCCATCAGCGCCCACGTCCCTTGACGGTGTAGCCGCGCGCCGTCAGCTCGCGAATTAGCGTCTCATCGCGCAAATGCGGGAGCCTGACTGGAGGCATCCAATCCTCATCGAAAAGCACCCGCCCGATTTCCTCTGTCGTATGTTTTGCACAATCCGGCACCAGCATCAGGCCGTTCCTGCCGAGCTGCCGCACCTCCGCCAGGTTTGCGCACTTAGCCAATGCCAACGCACGCGCCGCCCGCCGGCCCAAGCCCTTGCCGCGCCAGAATAATTCTAACGCTGTCTCAGCCACATCTGCCCTCTAACCGCCATTGCCTATCCCGTCATCGAGCCAAAGCCATTTGTATTGCCTCCCGCGGTCGCGGAACTCCTGCAGCGTCGCACGGCGCCTGCAGCCACAGCTCGTCTTCCCACCGCTGCGCAGAACCTTTGTCGTGGCAACCGCCTCGCGCCCGCAGCCGCAGCGGCACCGCCACGCCACCAGGCCGCCCACCCGCGGCGCCGGCTCCAGCACGACCAGCCAGCCGAACCGTTGCCCAACCAGGTCAAGGGGCTGCCCCCCTCGCTTGCGCGGCATTGGCGACTTACTCGGCACGCTGCGCGGACAGGTCAACGGCCACGCGGGCGCCCCTTCGACTTCGCCGGCATCGGCTGCACCTTGGTCTTTTGCGGAATGCCTAACTGCTTCGCCGTCTTGGCGTCGTGAATGACATAAGTCGCCCGGGTCGGTGTCTTGCCCTTGGCTTTCATCGCGGTTTTACCCGTGGTTGGAAGGCCGCCCGGGCGGCCCGGTCAGCCGCATGGTCCGGGGTCTCGCCATACAGCTCCTGGCTGAGGTCCTTGCCACCCAGACGCTCTTCGATGGCCTCGATGCGAAGGGCCAGCGCAGCGATCTTTTCCTCAAGCCCGGTCAGCACGGCGTTGTCCGCTTGGCTCATGTATTCGTCTCCTTCGATGCCGGCCGACAGGTCCGGCTGGTATTCCTCGATCTTCACAACGCGGTACCCCTCGTCGGCCAATTGCCGCAGCACGCTGGTGGGGAGGTAGGAGCGGATGTCCGCCATTAGCCCCGTGCTATAATCGCGCCCCAGTCGCTGGAGCTTTGTTTGTTATGGATCTGCAAACCGCCCTCGCCCGCGTGCGTGAGCACGGCTACCTCAACGAGTTCTCGACACCATCCGAGACTTGGTTCGTCGCCCACAGCGTACCGGGGGGCGAGAGCGCCGATGCCATCGAGATCCCGACGAAAACCGCCTTCCGACTGATCGACGAGGGCCTTGTCGAGCGTGACGGCTACGGCAGCGAACTAGTAAACCGCAGCGGGTGCGGTTCTGTCTGGTATCGAGCCAAAGCCACCAAGACCCGCCAGGCCGCCGACTGACAACAGCGGCAGATTGCCCCTGATCATGTCGAGCAGCGTTTGCTGCGGCGACTCTCCGCGCTTGGCTGCGGTCAACCGCACCCGATCCTCAAATACCTTCAGCAACGGGTCGGCGCTCGATTTCAAGCCAGTCTGCTCGCCGCCGCCAACCCAGGCCGACGCCTGATACTGCGCGGGCGTCAAGCCCATCCTGGCGGCCTCGTCCTGCTGCAGCTTCTCAACAAACCCGTATTCGGTATTGGCCGGAACGTCGACTTCCTTGCCCTTAGTGTCGCGCAACCCCCACAGGCGCAGGTTGTGCGCATCCGCCGTGATCGGCATCTGATTGCCCTGCAAGTTCTGCGAGAAACTCGCCGGCTTCGGGTTCTGCAGTACCGGGAAACCGCCATGCTCCAGAACATTACGCGCATTCTGAACGTGCAGCTTCTGCGCCATATGCCCGTAGGGTGTAGGCAGCGGCGGATCGAGGATCGGCAACCCCTGCTGCGCCCGGCTGTAATAATAGGAAGCGTTGCGCACGTTCTCCGGCACCTTGGACCGCGGCGAGGTCGACGCTACCAAGTCCATGTACCGGGAATAAGCCTGCTGCCCCGCATCCTCTCCAAGGATCTCGCGAAACGACGCGCGCAACGGCTCCGTATTGTACCACTCGACGCCGCCCATCTTGGCGCCGCGCCCCACAACCTCGTTTACCCGCGCAACATTAGCGGGGTCGGCCAAGGTTTGCGTGCGCTCCGGCACGCCGCGTGGCGGCACATACCGCTCCAGATTGGTCTGCGGCACGTTCGGCACCTCGGCCAGACGCGAGTAGTCGAACATCGGGGCATCGCTGCCCCTCCCGATATTCGGCGCCGCCGGCTCTCCCGGCGATCTCACGCGCCTGGTAGCCCCGCCCGTCCGCAACCCCGACGAAATCGCCCCACCCGGCGCGCCGCCCGCCAGATACGGCATCAGCGCCGCCCCCAGATCGGCCAGCCGCCCGGTGACCTCGCCACTCTCGTTGACGCCGCCATAGAGCGGCTGCTGCGACTGATCCTTCTCGTAAAGGTCCGCCATCTGCCCCAGCGCGGGTGCCGCTACATTGGTCCCGGCCCAATCCAGCGCCCGGCCGATGCCGCCAGGCACCCGCGCCAGGTTGCTCGCCGAATTCTCCAGATAGCCGCCGAGCTGCGACAGCGCATCAGGTACTTGCGGCGTCGTCGTGGGCATCTCGCCCATCGTGCCGCCCAGCATCTGCTGCAGCCAATCGAGCGGACCGGCCACCTAGTCCGCTACCTCGATGTCATCGACGTCACCGCCAGCCCCTACCCAAAAACCGTGCGCGCCCGGCTCCGCCAGCGCCGCCTTGGCATATTCGCGCCGCCGCCAATCCTCCCGCCGGCAGCCGCAGCTCGTCGTGTCGCCACCCCGCAACCGCTGGGTTTTCACCACCGTCTCCTTGCCGCAGGCGCAGCGACAACGCCACAGGCGCCGGCCAGCCTTGCTGCCCGCCAGGCTCACCGCCGTCAGCCAGCCAAACCGTTGCCCCGTCAGATCAAGCGCGGCGCTCATCAGACAAATCCGGCCGCCGGATACTTGATCGCCTTTGGCCTACCCCTGGGTGTTTCGTATCCAACCGCTATGAGCCCGGCGGCGTCCGCCGCGTGGCTCGAATTGGAAACAAGAAGAGCCGCACCGTCCGCCGCTCTTACGAAATAGCATTCGTCTACATCAACCGTCAGGTTGTAAGCGGGCTCCACGCCGCCTTGCTTCCAATCGTGCGTGATCGACACGTTTGCATTCTGCGCTGCACCTTGCCCCGAATGGGTGATAACAGCCGAACTCGTTTCCGCAGATGCGGCAAACGCAGGTGTAGCGAGGCTCGGACTTGTGGCCGCTGCGATGGAGAAAGCGGGGAACAGCCGCGAGATTACCCGGATGGTTGTTGAACGGGTCATCGTCGCGGTGATGGACCTCATGACCCTCCGGTATCGAGCCGTAAACAGCCTCGTACACCACACGATGTAAGAGCACCGACCTTCGCTTCGGGAGTTTCCCTCTGGGGTTACCGAGGTAATAGCGGTCTTTAAGCCGGAAGACAGTATCGCAGACAAGAACGCGAGGATGTAGAGGCCCAAGTCGCCTCGGGTCCAGAACACGTCCAGGGAGTGCAGATTGCGAGCCTCGACGAGGCCCCGGTTCGTAAAAAACCGGTGTTCCGGCGTCGTCCAGATGCCCCTTGTGCTTGTCCATTGCCCCGTCACCCGCACAATGCCTGCACGAATAACACGCCTATTGCCAGATGGTGTCAATACTCGATCATGCTCAGGGGTTATGTTTTCTACAGGCTTCCAGCCGGTCGTAGTTAATACCTGCGTACCAGCTTTCAGACACCAATCGTGTAATGGACCTAATCCGACATCGCGATGATCTTCGGACTTACGTTCGTGATACCACGCTAGCGCCTCGCGTCCGGCAAACGTCGTCTCCTCGTTAAACCACATGCTCGGGAACAATCGCCGCAGAGCCTCAATACGAGCCCTGGCCGCCCCCCGGCCCTGATTTGGTATTACCTCGACATTGAAACCGGCCTGCGAGAAAGCACTCTCGAAGCTTACTTCGTAAACACGATCGTGCGTGGCCCCGTCAAAAGGAAGAAATATTTGTGCTTTCCCGAAATCGTTATCGCGAAGCCATTGTAGATGAACCGCCAGAGGCTCGCCTATTGCCTCGTAATACGACAGTACCCGGACCTCGCCCCTCCCCACAAATTGGACCAGCCACATAGCGTAGGCGTCCGAGCGTGCCCCGGTCCCGCCAATGTCCACATAGGCGCGGACCGGCAGCAATGGATCTCTTGATACCTTGCCGATGCGGCCCTCCTGCTTCGCATCGCCGAGCAGCGCCGCATAGTAAGCGCCGACAGCGGCCGTCGCATACTCGCCCTCCCAGATGTGCCCGTACTGATCCGGCCGCTTCTCCTTGTCATCCCGCCGGATCTGGTCGAGCACGGTCGGGAACCACGGATTGTCGCGCCAGTTAACTTCTACGATCTTGGAGTTCTCGGGCGGATTAACACGAAACCGTTGGTTGGTCGCCGACGCTCGCCTTTCTGGATTCCAACAAATCCAGATTTCCGCGCCCTCTTCACGGACGGTGGGTATTGCTTTCTGCCATGCAACTTCGCTAACAGGTTCTGCTTCGTCCACCCACAACAAGCGTATTCTTGCTGTAGACTTCACGCTTTCAATGTTGCGCCTAAGTCCAACAAAGCTAAAATCGATGCGGCCATCTTTGGTACGTATGTACTTTTCACCAATCTCATAGTTGGCTTGTAGCCAGGGCTCGCTTTCAATCGCCTGCTTGACTTCAGCCATGCTGCTTTCATCAAGGCTGTTCTGAAACTCCCGGCCACAGACAATCACCCCGTTCTGTCTCGCCTGGGCACAGCGCAGCCCATGCACCGCAGCCATCTTCGCGAAGGATCGGCTCTTCGCACTGCCACGGCCACCGTAGGCGCCGCGGTACAGCGCCTCGCCGCCAAACACCTCGAGCAGCTTCTCAGGCAGCTTGATGGTCTGGGATGTCATTCGGGTCGGTTTCCGGCACCCAGGTGATCCAGGCATCGCGAGGGTACAAGGGGTCGGGGTCGAACACCCGGCCCCGGGGGCCGCGCCAGATGCGCGCCTTACTCAAAATCTGATTAACCCGCGTGCGGCTCAACTCAACATCGCCGGCAATGGCGCCCGGATCGCGGCCCATGACGCGCTGCTGCTCGATCCAACGATCACGCCCGCCGAACGGCGCCCACTTGGCGGCCCGCGCCCGCTTTGCCGCCAGGCGCTCCTTCTCGTGCTCGGCCAACTCAGCCTGCCGCTCGGCCCATCGCCGGTTGGTTTCGGCCTCTTGTGCCCGCAAAACGGCATATGCCGGGTTGGGCAGAACGTGCCGGGCCGTCACAATATTCGGCGCGGACGGGCCGAAATACCGCGCGCTCGCCTGCTGATAATACCCGCGATACAGCCGCCACCGCCGCCGCGCCCCCTCCAGGCGATACAGCGCGTCCCACTCCTCCGGCGTCCCGGGGTGTTCACCACCCGTCAGGTAGCCCTTGGTCCAGGTCATCCGGCCTCAACCTCTCTCTGTATGCCCCGCATCGCCGCCATCCTGGCATCCCTCACCACAGCCCGCCCTCATTCGGCCCGTCCGCCCAACGATTGTTGCGCAGGACATTGCCGTTAACGCCCCAAGGGGGCGTTGCCGTGATCGGCCCCCAGCGCCCGCCAAGGGGATACTCCCGCGTCGTCACCAAATTGTTGGCCACCACCATGTTCCTGACGCTGGTGGCCGGCTTGCCGGCATTCATGCCGGCATAAATGCAATACCCGGTGCCGCCCAGGTAGTTGCTATCAATGCGCTTCACTCCGGCACCCGCGAAGTCGCCGAAATCCTGGAAGAACGACACGCAGTCGGTCTGCGCCACGGCTCTTCCGGAGGTGTCCGGGGTCCGGATCACGATGTGGTTGCGCAATATCCACGAATGGTTCTCCCCCCCGTTGTGCGTGATCCCGTTGAGGTGAGAGTCGGTGCCGAAGGCGGTCAGGTCCGAGATGTAGTTTTCGACGATCCGTACCGGGCCCTCGATGTTGGCCTGAAAGGCCGTCGTCGTGAAACTCACCCGGTTGCGGTAGGCAACCACCGAGGTGGCGTGAGCAATCCCGACCGGCACCTCGTTGAACTGGTTCGCCGCCGACCCCAGCCCGCCCATGTCGTTGTAGAAAAAATACAGGCGACCGGTCTGGCCGCGCTGGCAGTTGAAATACCCCGGGGCCGAGTTGCGTCCCCGGAACCGGCAACCGCGCCACAGGAAGCTCGTGCCGCTCGTCAGGTAGAAATTACCGGCGCTGAAATCGCGGAACTGAATGACCCGGGTGCCGCCAGGAATGCGGTGCCCGTCAATGAGCAGGCCACTGGTCGGCACCACCCCGCCCTTGTTGGCCGGGTCGTCGTTGTAGACGTAGGGCGTCGGTTGCGAGAACTCCGCCGCCGTGTCGCCGCGCCAGTAGCCGCGGCCCGGCACCCGCATCACCTGCAGCTCATCCTGGGCTACGCCCAGGGCCGTGTGGCCCGTCATGGGGGCAGTGAGATCACTGCCGTGGCTGATGGCAGCCGCCTCCTGCGCGTAAGTCCCACGGCACGGCCAGACCGCCGGCAGCGTCGCCGCAATCATCAACAAATCGCGCCGGTCCATCGCTCGAATGACCGCGTAGGTTGAGAGGAATGTGGCCGGTGACGAAAAAAAATATTCGACGGGGGCGGCGGGATGGTGCCGACGGGCTGGGGCCGTCAGCGACCGCGATGGAACCAAATTTCCTGACGGGTGCCCCCGGCGGGGGCCAGCCAGGGGGCAGTGGGGATAGGCGGCGGCCCCTCGGTTGGCTACCCTTCGCCCGAGGCTGAGGGCAGGGCGAAGACAGTACGAACCAGAGAGCACCTGATTTAGTATCAGGCCCTCAAGACCAGGAAGGCGGCAGAAATGCTAGGGCTTGCTCTCGTCTGTTAGCCGCCCGGCTATCCCTGGGCTAACATCAGCGTCGATTGTCTCTCGCGCGGGCGAGCGCACCGCGACCAACTCGATCCTTGTTACAATCGGCTGGTCGGGGTCGCCCACGATCGACGCCTCGACCTTGTCGCCGAATTGCTTGGGCAGCATCTTACTCAGCATCCACTTCCGATTGTCGCTGCGCAACCGTGCCTGTTGGACCAGTGCGTTATCCGGCACTCCCTCAAACAGGATCGGAGCGTCACTGATTTCGATGACCTCTTCGGCCATCCGATCGAGCCCCAAAAGTCTGGCGCGCGCATACCTGTCAACAAACGCCGCGGCGGTTTTGTCACCACTTTCCGCGAGCTTACCGACTTCACCACCACCAGTTGCCCACAAGCAGACGATCGGGCGTGAGGGCATATGTTCGTCGCGGCATATGGAGCTGAGGCTTTCCCCATCTGCGACGCGCTCGATTATTTCGTCTGCGATTGCGTAGGTGTAGACCGTGGGTCGTCCACGGGGGCGACTGGTCTTTACGGCATCTCGTGTCGCGTTTCTCATTCTACCGTTTCCGGCTACATCATGTGCCCCGCTCACGTCAAGCCCCAAAATGTGGCGAGGCGTTCGAGGCTAGCGACCAAGATACCCTTGGCGACCTTCGGATCGCGGCCGTGTTGCTGGCTCCACTGGCGGATTGAGCGGTCTTCGCCGACGACCTCCCAGGCGATGCTCCCGGCCAGCGATGCTTGTCCGCCGAGGCTTGCGATCACGGCGCGGACCTGGCGGCGTGCGGTCTCGCTGCCGTAGGCGAAGGGGGATGCGTCGCAGCCGCCGGCGCGTTCCATGTCGGCGGCGCGCAATGGATCGAGCATGGCGGCCTGGAAGGCGCGATGGAATTTCTCGGCGGCGTGGAGCATGGCGTCATCGATTTCGCCTTTGCGGTGGAGGCTGTCGATGAGCCCGATGGCTTGCCAGGGGATTGCGCGATTGCCGACGGTGTCGATCACCACGACGCGGCGGACAGGGTTGTGCTGGCGGCGCTGTGGTGACGGTTCGACGGTGGTGACACTCATTCCGCGGCCTCCGCATATTGCAGGCTGTTGCGCATTCGTGACAGCGCGTCCACGGCGCGGCGCTCTGCAAGTGGCGTGGTCGCCCGGTCAGCGCAGGCGCGCACCACTTCGATGGCTTCCCAAGCCGGCATCTTCGCCGGGATGCCTCCGGGCATCCGCTCGCCGACAAACACTGCCAGGTTGTCCAGCCATTGGTCGCGCTTGTTGCGGGTGACGGCCTTGCCATAGGCCACCGGGTCGTACTTTCCGTTGCGCAGTCCTGGCTCGTTTAGCGCGAGCACATCGAGCGTCTCGGCGACGACGGCCTCGACCGATTTAGGCGATGCCGTCGCATCCTCTCCCGAGGCGCAGCCAAGAGCCGAATCCCCTTTAGAAGACTCTAAATCTTTGTTCTTCGTTCTTGGTTGCCCGTTGGCATATGCGACCGCATCCGGTAAGCCATTGGTTTTCCCCATTTCGGGGCCGTTTTGACGATGTTTTGATTGACGTTTGATTGACGTTTGATTGACGCTTAATGCCGGTTTATCGGGTGCGGCCGCATCGTCGTCCCAGCGGGCGCGGGCTCCGCCTTGGGCAGCTTCGATGCGTCTCCGGGCTCTGTCCAGTTCGGCCTCGCACCGCACTTGGTCGAGCCGCTCGCCGTCAACCGCAACCAGCTTGCCAAGCCTGACCAGCGCATCGAGTGAGCGGCGGAAAGTTGCCCTGGTTTTGCACGCGGCGCGCAGTTCGGCGCGGGTAATCGGCCCGCCATGGCTGTAGATCAACGCACAGGCGCGGATGTAGATGCCACATTGGGCGTCACTTAACCCGCCAGTCCCGCCGAGCCACTCGTCAGGCCAAAAATCGACACGTCGAACCTTAACGGTCATTGTCACTTCCCTGCTTCCGAATGGGTCATGTACCACGCCGCCAACCGCCGCCGAATGACGACCCAGTGCGCTTCGTCGGTGCCGCTGATGTTGAACTCTCCCAGATCGATGGCGGCAGCTGCCATAAGCGGTGACACATTGGTGTCTTTCCAGTGACGGATGTGCTCGTCGGCAGCTTCCAGAGCGGCAGACCACCCGGTGACAATGCGGGTGTCGTTCATGTCCAGGCCGCCCCGATCAGCTTCGCAGCATCGATAAAGTCGAGGCCGCGGCGGCGCATGACGAAGGCGATGGCATCGCCGTGTGCGCCGCAGCCGAAGCAGTGGAAGACGCCCTTGTCGGGGATGACGTAGAAGGTCGGCCGCGCTTCGCTGTGGAACGGGCACAGGCCGCGAAATTCGGTGCCTTCGCGTTCCAGCGCGACATCACCGGCGATGATATCGAGGATGAGGCTCACGCTGCGCCCCGCGCAGCCCAGCGGCGCTCGCAAACCGTCAGGAAGTGCTCGACGAACCCGTCGATCTCGACTTGTACGGGGCGCAGCCAGCGCAGCAGTTCCTGGCGTTGCCCCTCTGTTGGCAGGTTATGCCGCGGCGGCGCCGCGATGAACCGGAAGACCCGGCTCCGATCGAACGACGCGACACGCTGCATCCGCGATATCGGCCAATTCACGATCGGATAGCTCGAGTCGACAGACTCGAACGGCTCGCCTAACTCGTCGAGCGATGCCGCGTGCAGCATTCCGGTATTGATCGTGAGAAACCACAACACGACCGGGATTTGCGCGTTCGCCACTTTATAATCGTGGAAAGCGCGGGCCTCGATGCCGTGCGCCAGGCCGGGAGGCATGCGATGCCCCTCGTGGTTCCGCGCGCCACCGTTCCAATTGAATGCGTGGCTTTTGGTTTTGTATTCAGCCCAAATCGGGAAGTTGCGCAGGTGCAGGGCGTCGGGCGCTATGAGATTGCGCGATCGGGAATGCAGCAGCGGCGCGCGTCCGTGCGCCGTGCCGCTGACATCGAATGTGGTGCAGCCGTGCTCTATGGCGAAGGCGTGCATCAGGATTTCGCCATTGCGGCCGAGTTTGTACTCAGGCGTGTCTTCGAGCCTCATCGGATGAATCCAAACCGGCTGAATATTTCGCGAAAGCGATCGCCGTGCGGGCCGTAGTAAAAGAATGCCTGCCCCTGTGTCGGCGCGCAGTCATCGCCATCGCTATCGACAAACTTGATACGGCCGCGGGTAAAGCAGAGAAGATCCGCAGCAATCTCGGCTTGATGAAACCAAGCCGTATCGGTGTAGTTGTGCGTTAGCATGATTGCCTGCGTGACGCGACGGGCCGACACCTCCGCAACGAGCTTCGCGGCAAACTGCGCTATGAGCGGTTGCACATACGGCGGATTAAGCCACACCCGGCCGTGCCACTCTTGCGCCAGCCCGTCATCGGCTGCGCTGTAGTAACTGGTTGCCTGTACTGTCTGTTGCGCAAGCGGATGCGTTGCCGGGTCGAGATCGATCTCGCCCATCACCTCGCGCGCCGCCGCGATGTATTGCGCGGGCGTAAACCACTCGTTGTCGCCGGTGCCCTCGGCCCGGTGGTTTTCTGCGGGTTCAAGGCCGGCTTTGCGATAGGCGGCGAGGATCTGCTGCTCGCGGTATTTAGCCTCGTCGGCCAGCCATTTGCGCCAATTTGATACTTGTTGGTGAATGATGCCGCTGCGGGCCTCGGCGTCGGCCAGCGATAGATCGCGCCGTTCTGCGCGATCTATCCACCGTTCGCCGCCCTTGTGGTGAACGTGTTCATGCCACCAGCGACAAAACTCGCGCTGCTCTTCGATCTTAAGATCAATCGCCTTTTCCAGAAGCGGCCAATCTTTCACCTTGGCGGCGTAGTCGATAACCGCGTCGATTTTCGCAAGTCGGACTTTAACCTCCCGCGGATCGGCCGGCAGTCCGCCGCGGGCGAGGATTGGTGCGAGCGGGAAATCGTTCACGGGTTGCCTCCGGTGGTTTGATTCAGCGCGTCAGCAATCGCCTCGGCGCAGGCGCGCGAATTGACGTGGCCGGCGATGGCGCGCCCGTCGCCGCAGACGACGGTGAAGGGCCACTCGAGTGCGCCCTGCGGCCCGTGCATCATCCCCACGGCATACGGGCCTGGCGGCAACGGGTCGCCGCGGGCGATCTCGCCGCGGGCCGTCATGGCCGCCCCTTGAGCAGCGGCAGCAGGCACTGCGGCACGGGCTGGCCGCCCTTCACGCGCTCGCCGATGGCGCGGACGGCCTCGGTGTAGCTGTCGCGCGAGTCCTGCTGCTGCCAATCGGGCGGCAGCGTGCGCCCGTGGAACGGCCGCACCGGCACGCCCCACTGGACCAGCTGCTCCAGCACCTCCATGACGCTAGTGCAGACGGCGATGCCGCCGACCGCGCCGGTGGCGACCAGCAGCGGGAACACGTCCTCCTGGCCGGCGAGCACCCGCGTGCCGCCGCGCTTGGTGCGGACGATGCGCGTCTTGGAGAGCCGGCCGCCCCGCCGCTTCAGTTCGATCAGCCAGAGGCGGCCGTGCAGCACCCAGATGTCGGGCATGCCGCGCTTCAGCCCGGCCCGGCTGTGCCGCGCCTGCTGCTGCGGCGTCAGCACCGAGGCGCCGGCCGGGTAGCATGCCCAAAAAGCCGGTGGCAGCAGGAGCAGATCGAGCGCCCTCGCCACCGCCTCGTGGATGTCGCGCTCGGCCGGCTCCGGCGCGGTCAGGCGGAAGCGGGGCGCCATCAGGCGCCCTCCGGCGGCGGCACGAAATTAACCTTGGGGCCGCCCTTGCGGGGACGCTTGAGAGGCGGCAGCGGCTCGCCGCGCGCGATCGCCTCGCAATCCTCGCGGAAGCGCGGCCCGATCGAGCGCCACGGCTCGGGACGCGCGGCCCAGTCGATGACGCTAGCGGCGGTCATCAGAGGCCGCCCACTCGACCAGGCGGCGGCC